CATGTGTGCGGCCCTGTCCCCTTGTGGGCCGCACTGTGGCACGAGCGAAGCGAGTGCATAGCTGTGCACACCGAAGGTGTGCACGCATGGTGTGTGCACCAACGGTGCACACTGCTGTGCCCTTGCTATGAGCAGGCTCGGCCTGCTCATCCATGGTGAGGGGGACCAGAGCCAGCGTCAGCGAATCAGGCTCGGGTGTGTCCCCCTCGCCTGATCGGGGGTCAAGCTGGGCTCCTGCGGAGCCCGCTATGCCCCATCTGTGCAGGTCAGACGGTGTCTGACCCCACGGTGTTAAACCACGCTTGACCCCCGATCCCTGGTCTCCGACCAGGTCTCGGTGTGAAACCCCATACCTGCTGGGCCGCCGAATGGGCGGCCCTTATGCGGGGCCGTCAGGCCCCATATCCGCGGCCTTTATGGGCCGCGGTGCTTGGCGCGCGCGTGAAGCGCGCAGCTGTCCCCGGCCGCTGGCCGGGAGCATGGGTAGCCCTGAGGGCTGGACACTGGGCATTACTCCAGGTCAACGCGGCTGTATGCAGCAGGTCTTGTTCATGTCCGCCACGGCGTTCCGACCTCCGGACGCCTGCTGCTCGTGGGTGCGCCGGCCGAATCCGGGCGCGGTTGGGCGGCGCCCTCTGACGGCCTGCGTCGGATTTCAGATCCGGCGACCGGGGAGCGTGCTCGACCCGGCATGCACATTCCACACGATGATCACCGAAGTCCGTTAGCAGAATAGAACCTGTTCCAGTTTCGAAGAGTTATCCACAGGGGCCTGTGGATAACTATGGTCTGCTAGCAGAAAAGTGCTATCAGGCCGTAGCCTCCCGCCCTGGTCGGGCCCCTCAGGGGCCCAGGGCGCGGGGAGGTGACGGTGGCCCGCCTGACGGTCAACAAGGACGGCAAGCTGGGCGGCGGCTCCCCCAGGGACCGCCGCATCTCCAAGGCCTCATCCAAGGACAAGAAGAACATCATCCTGGCGACGGTGCGCATGGGGCACACCATCGCCGAGGGGTGCCATCAGGCCGGCGTCAAGCGCTCCACGTACGACTACTACCGCCGCACGGACCCGGACTTCCGGGACCTGGTCGACCGGGCGTTGCAGAGCAACACAGAGAAGGCCCAGGGCCAGCGCCGGGAGGTCCCGGACTTCCCCGCGTTCTGTGAGCAGTACCTGAAGACCCGCCTCTTCCGGCACCACTTGCAGTGGTACGACCTGCTTGAGGGCCGTGAGCCGCGGGAGCTGCACCCGGCGCAGCGCTACATCAAGGGCGATGACGACCAGATCGTGGTCAACACGCCGCCGGAGCACGCGAAGTCCACCACGCTCACCGTGAACTACGTGGTGTGGAGGATCGTCCAGGACCCGAACATCCGCATCCTGCTGGTGTCCAAGACCCAGTCCATGGCCGCGAAGTTCCTGTTCTCGATCAAGCAGCGCCTGGCCGAGTCCGAGACGTACATCGACCTCCAGCAGCACTTCGGGCCGCCCGGCGGCTTCGCCGAGGGCGCCTCCACGTGGTCCTCCACGCAGATCCGTGTGGCCGGCGCCGACTCCGGCGAGAAGGAGTACACCGTGGAGGCCGTCGGTATCGGCGGCCAGATCTACGGCACGCGTACGGACCTGGTCATCATGGATGACTGCGTGGACAACACCAACCACCAGCAGTTCGAAGGTCAGATCGACTGGATCCAGAACATCGTCGGCTCCCGCGTCGCCGACGTCGGCGGTCGCATGCTGCTGATCGGCACGCGCATGGCGACGACCGACCTGTACTCCGAGATCCTCAAGCCCCAGTACTACAGCGAGGGTTCGTCTCCCTGGACGTACCTGACGCAGCCGGCCGTGCTCAACTTCGCCGACAAGCCCAAGGACTGGGAGACGCTGTGGCCGGCCACCAACCGGCCGCCGGTCACCATCCAGGCGCGCAAGCAGGCCCAGGCCGAGGGCTGGCCGAAGGACGGCCTGTGGCCGATGTGGCACGGGGAGGCTCTGGCCAGGAAGCGGCGCAAGATGACGCCGCGCAACTGGAGCATGGTGTACATGCAAGATCAAGTCGCTGACGACGCGATCTTCAAGCAGGCCGACGTGCAGGGCTGTATCGACCGGGCCCGTTACCCGGGCCGGATGGGCGATGGTCAGCCCCAGCACCGCCGCTACGGCATGGACGGCCTCCTAGTCGTGGCCGGCCTGGACCCGGCGGCGGCCGGGTGCACGGCCATGGTGGTGGTCGGACTGGACCGCCGCACCGGTGTGCGGTGGGTCCTGGACGTCATCAACAAGCGGGGCATGCCGCCGCACGAGATGCGCAGCGAGATCAAGCGCCTGACCGAGCGGTACGGCATCACTGAGTGGCGGATCGAAAAGAACGCCTACCAGGCGAGCATCGTCCAGGACCAGGACATCAAGACGTACCTGTCCGCCCGCGGCTGCCTGATGAGTCCGCACCACACGAACAGCAACAAGTGGGACCCGGACTTCGGCGTGGCGAGCATGGCGCCGCTCTTCGAGGGCTGGCAGGAGGGCCGCAACCTCGTACGGCTGCCGTCGCAGACGCAGTCCGAGGGTGTGCGGGCCTTCATCGAGCAGCTGTGCAGCTGGTTCCCGGAGACCAAGGGCTTGACCGACACCGTCATGGCCTGGTGGTTCGCGGAGATCCGCTGCCGGGAGCTGATGGTGAGTGACTTCTCCGGCTGGCACACCAACAACTCCGAGTTCACCTCGGAGCGCGACGCGGCCGGACAGATGGTCGTCGACATTGACTTCGCCCTGCAACAGCAGGGCGCGGGGGCCTGGGACGGCTCCCTTCGCTGGTGAGGAGAGAGATGGACGGCGTATTCACGCAGTGCCCGGCCGTCAGCCCAGTCACCGGCCGCCAGTGCGTGCGGCTGGCTGGCACGCACGAAGAGCACCAGGACCAGCAGGCGCGAGACGTGTACTGCCATCGCTGGATAGACACCGAGGAGTAGAGACGTGGAACAGAAGCCGAGCGTGGGCCGCATGGTCCATTACGTGAGCTACGGAACCCCGGGCGGTGAGTACACGTCTGAGTGCCGCGCCGCCATCATCACCGCAGTGGAGGGCACATCGGCGACCGAGCACCACGGCGACATGGTCAGCCTGTGCGTACTCAACCCGACTGGACAGTTCTTCAACCAGCACGTGATGCAGGGCGACGCGAACGACGGCGGCACCTGGCACTGGCCGGAGCGTGTGTGATGGCGCCGCCCCTGAGTCCGGACGCACTGCTGAGGATCCTGAAGGCCGAGGGCCTGACGGTCCGCGAGTACCGGTCCTGGCGTACGCATCGCCGTCCGGCGACGACCGGGGCCTTCGGCCCCATCAACGGCGTGATGAACCATCACACGGTCACCGGCCCGGGGACCGATGTCGTAGCCCTGTGCTACAACGGCTACGCGAGCCTGCCAGGGCCGCTGTGCCACGGCGTCATCACCAAGGACGGCACGGTCTGGCTGACGTCCGCCGGTCGCTCGAACCATGCCGGCCTGGGCGACGATGACGTACTGGGCGCCGTCATCGCCGAGGACTACGGCGCGACCCCACCCAAGGCCGACGAGGCCAACAGCGACGGCAACGCCCGCTTCTACGGCTTCGAGCACGAGAACAAGGGCGACGGCAAGGACCCCTGGCCCGCGAAGCAGTACGTGGCCATCGTCAAGGCCAACGCCGCGATCCTGCGGCACTACCAGTGGTCCGAGAAGTCCAGCATCGGCCACCTGGAGTGGCAGCCCGGCAAGGTGGACCCCCGCGGCTTCACGATGACCAAGCTCCGGGCCGACATCGCCGCCTGCCTGAAGCAGCCGCCCGGCAAGTGGGGCGGCGTGGTGACCAAGGTCAAGCTGACGCTGGAGCAGCGCGTTGCCGCCCTGGAGGCGGCCGTGAAGAAGCTTCGCGCGCAGAAGTAGCTGTACAGGACGTACATTTTGCCGTTGCAGGAGGTGGTCATGGCGGATATGCGAAAGATCGCGGCCCGGGTCGAGGCTCTGCGTCGTGACGCCCAGGAGCGGGACGCCCGGCATCAGACCGTCTTCGACGCCAGGGCGCAGAAGATCGACAACATTGCGCCGGGCAGCATGCCGGACGCGTGGCCGCGGCCGATCACGGCCAACATCCTGGACACCTCCGCCCGG